ATATCAGCATTAGAGCCGATAAAATATTCAACAAGAGTTTTACCTGTATAACCCAGTGCAACGCCTTTTATAATCGTGCCTACCTTGTTACCAAAGCTTTTAAAATCGTTCTCAAAGCCCTTGCCGTCAATACTGGTATCAAATTTTAAACTGCCGTCATATGCCATAAAATCACCTCTTTATTATTCCTGATATATCCCCGCCGTTTTTAAGGGCCTCTATCAGTTCATCGTCTTTGTGTAGTAATTCCTGTGAAATCGGGATAGCATATATTTTTTTCATTTCGTTGTAAAAATCCCTTTGCGATTTTGGCATTTTACCGTCAATCTTTATAGCACGATAACCGATTATTTCAGACAGCTTGCAGTCGTTCTTCAAGCCCCTGAACATCGCACGGAATTTCCACCAGTGCAAATACTCAATATCTTCAAGGTCAATGCCGTACTGCTCCTTAAATGCCGAATACACAAATAAGCTGTCGTATTCGTAATCAAATACCGCTGAACCGCTTGATTTTCCTGTTTTAATAGTTTTCCAATCGTCCGAACAGGAATAGAAATTCAAAACGCCGTCGACAAGTAAATTTAAAGGCACATCGGGGATTTTACCGTCAAGAATAAAGTCAATTGCTTTCGCAAGGTTTGTTATTTTTTCTTCTTCCGTTTCTGCATACTGATTGATTGTTTTTTCAAACTGTACCCAGTCCCGAAAATCTGTTTTTATAAAAAAGCTTTCGCCGTTTATGTTCAAAGTCATAGGGCTTTTTTTAAATATCATAAAAAACCGCCTTTAAAAAGAATGCCGCCCAAAATCTGTGTGTCAGATAAGGGGCGGCTTAATTATGTTTTACGTATTCGCTGTGAACGCTTTTGTTGAGATATTGAAATATCCCTCGACCATAAGCCCCGCCTGATTGAGATTGCCTGAAATCTGCATATTACCGTCGCTGTCGTCAATAGACGATACCTCAATGGAAACAGGGAATTTACGAGCGTGGAAATCAGTTGTTGAAGCTTCGTAATAATTGCCGATGTCAGCCACATCAGGAGCAGCAACCGCTGTGTAAATGCCGTCTGCCACCGTGTAATAGGTTTTACCCTCAGTAAGTGCCACGTCGGCTGTCTTTGTATACTTCGGTGTGAAAAGGTCTACACGGATATATTCCGTTTCGCAGTCGCCGCCTGTTTTCTGCAAAGTCGCCATGTTATAAATTTTCATTATAACCGCTTCGGAAGCAATCAGTTCCGAGTTAAAAGGGAACTGCGTTTCATAGCTTGTTGTGGTCTTTGTTGCCGATGGATTGTTTATGTATTTGCTTGACTTAACCTGTGCATTTGGGCTTTCGTTAAGGCTTGTGAAGCCTGTCCCCATAAGCTCAAAATTTGGCGTTGAAGTTGCTGAAATGTCGATATAATCAGCGATTTTATGTCGCTGTACCGAGTTGTTTACATATGGCATAGTAAATTACCTCCTATAAATTAAGTTGATTTGTATTTGATATGTGCCGGTATCGCCGTTCTCCGAAATGTCGAACAACATTCCGTTTTCTGCTGATACTTGACAAGGCGTTAAGCCTACATCAAGGGCGGGGAATACCTCCGATTTTGAATTGTCAGCAAGCCAAAAAATAAAGCGTTCGCAAAATGCAGAATTTTCAAGCCGTTTTACATCATCAAAGGTGTACCCCTTGACATATAATCCAAAGCTTGCCCGCCTTAATTCAGCACCGTTTACATACCGTTTAACGAGTATGTCGCCCACTTGCGATAAGCCGTAACCCTCTGCCTTATCGTCCATAAGGTCAATTTTCACGGTTGCAAGCTCATCGAGAAAATCGCAAGCCTGTATATACTCTTTCATAGCTGAAATAATGCTCATTTTGCGCCCGCCTCTCTTTTTGCTCCCTCAAGGATTGCTTTTTTATGGTCTGATTTCATGCGCTCGAACCAAAAAGCACCCGCATTTGGATTGATTTTTCGGTAATTAAGGTTTTTGTCCGTCAATACTTTGCTTTCGCCCTGTCTTGCATAAGCCGAGCCTGTCAAGCGTGATACCATAAGCTTTCCGTAATACTGATAACGCGCATAAGGGGCGGTCTGCTTGATTAAGCCGCTACCTATTTTTGTACCGATTGTCGCTGATTTTATAAGCGCACTGGATAACATCGGGGTATACGGTTTCATTCGCCGTATAACCTCACTGTCAACGTATCGTTGCACTCTGCCGCCGTTATTAAGCCCCCTGTCAGCCATTAACTGATTAGGTGTCTTATTCCACTTGATTTCCATTATTTCAGCCCTATTTCGTAATGCGGAAATGTTCCGAAGTCGAGCATAGCAACCGACATTATTTTTAATGCGCCCGCCTTGATTAGCTCTTCCTTTGTTCCGCTTGTGTATTCGCCTTTGATGATATAAGCGCCATTTTCGGGGCGTTTAAAATCAGTAGAATAAAGTACCGTTGCTTTGTTTGAGGCTTCAAACCCTTGCTTGCTCACGCCCCTTGCGTTGGTTTCTTCATACCAACAGGGAACAACATAAAATAAACCGTCCTGAAAAAGCGTGCATTTACAGTTTGTCATATCAAAGCCCCCTATACATTAACCCCGTAGAGCCTATAAACGTACAGCAGATTGAAGCATATTTCTTTTGGATTGCAATTGTATTGCTGTCTGCAAAGCTTACAGAATATGAGCCGATACTTTCGGAGGATATTCCCTCTCGCTTTTCGTTCTTTGCCATTTCATCAGCAAGGACACAACAACACTTCTTGAGCCTGTCCTCTGTATCGGAATAGGATTTCGCATTATCAGACGTGATATAGTCGATATAGTCGCTTGCGTTGGTTGCGTATTTATTAAAGTCAGAAGCGGACATTTGCCCGCCCCTGCTTAAATAAAAAGTGTAATCGGCATACGCCATATTATCACTCTCCTGTTACTTATGCTTTGATAACTGCTGATGTAAGTGTTGTGTAACCTACTGCAATACAAGCACCAGTGCTGTCAAACTCTGCAACTTCGATGATGTCACCGACTGCGCAAGAGGAAATAACCTTAGCGGTAGCGGTTGTCATTGCTGTACCTGCATATGCTGTTGAAGTTGTGCCATAAGCAATACGGCTTGACGGATTTTTCTTATAAGCAAGGGTATTACCCTCTGTGCTTACTGTTGCGGTAACTTTGGTATCTCCTGCGGTTGTTGTACCTACTCCAACGGTCAATGTGATACTTCCGGGAGAATAAACTGCTCTGATAGCTGTTGAGCGAAGCACCTTATGAGCGTATACCATACGTCCCTGTACTGCGGAAGCGCCTATGTATTTGCCCGAGCCGCTTAAATCCTGCACCTTAATCGGTACGCTAAATTCATTTGCTCTTGTTGCAAATCGTGGGTGTCCTGCTACCATTGCAAGGTTAGCTGTTGTATCGTTCCATTCAAGAACAAGGAAGTTTGCAATCTTGCCGACTGCTCCGCTTGCTTTAACCTCGTCACCGAGTGAAGAAGCTGAAATAAATTCGGGCGATTTCAAAATAAGTGCCATTGTATCAGGCGTTACAAGCAGATAGCGCTTGCCGTCATTTGGGATATTAGCCTTAGACATTGCTGTTCTGATGTCGACAATAGCCGAATAGATATTGTCCTTAGTGAGTGAAGCAACGCCCGCAACCGTTGAGCCCGCAAGAAGTACAGTTGCTCCGTCAGTGTCAATCTGATTTGCAAGAGAATATCCGGCACTGTCAAGCCTGTCCGCTACAAGATTATCGGGGACTGCGGCGGCATCGTAACCGTCAATAATTTCATTAACGCCCTTGTCCTTGTTAATAGTCAGCGTTTCATAGCTTGTTGTGCCTGTACCCGCTGTAATGCCGTTTGCCTTGTCGTAGTCTGATACGGCTACTTCCGTATCACGAACAGGGATTTTAACGCTGCCCGCTGTTGGTGTGCCCTCATAGTCGTTGTTAAAAACAACTCCGTCCTTGAGGACTAATTCCTTGCGGATTTTTGCCAAAACTAAACCCGAATATCTTTCCTGTAATGTATGTGCCATATAAATTTACCTACTTTCTTAAATTTTAATGTCGGGATTTTTCGCTAAAAACATAGCCTCAACCCCTGTTACTGTTTTCGGAGCGCCTCCGCCTGTTAATGCAACTGGATTATTTATCGGGGCATCTTTCCCGAATAAATATTCGTTGTCCTTTTTACAAGCTTCAAGCGCCGTCTGCAAATCTGTGTCCTGATTTTTGCTTGATTTAATACTTTCAAGGTCAAGCAATGCCTTTACTGCTTTAGCGTTTTTAGCCCCCGAGCCTGTTATAAGGCTTTCAAGCTTTGAATTAAACTCCATATCAGTAAGCTTTGTCTGATAGTCGGTTTCTTTCGCTGTCAAGTCTGCTGTGAGCGTGTCAATTTTGCCTTTAAGCTCCTTAACGTCCACGCCCTCAAAGTCTTTTAAGGCTGTTTGTGCGGTTTCAAGCTGCCCCTTGTAATTGTCACGTTCGGCTATGATTTTTTCGGATTTCTTCTGTTCTGATGAAATATCCAAGCCGTTAAGCTTTTGAATTTCTGAAATCTGTTCAGCAGTTAAGCCAAGCTTTGTTAAATCTTCTGTTTTCATATTAAATTCCTCCATTATTAAGTTGTTTTAGGTGTGTAACTTTCCACCAAATGAGCGACTATTTTAGGACTTATCAGCCTGTCCGCGCTAAATTTGAGCATAAAAATAACACGCTGTCGTGCGTGTCAGACGAGATACGGCATATTTCAGCCTAAAGACCACACTCCTTTCGGAGTAAATTCTTACAAGGATTGTTTTTCATGCTAAACCCTCCCAAGATTATCAATATATACACGTTCCCTTTGCTGTGGTAATCCCATAGCCTTTGAAAACGCTGTATACTGTGCCGATGTTGCCCGATATTTGCACCGATATTCCGTTATAGTGTCATTATCAGCCCCGCCCTCCTGCAATAGCTTTATATCCTGCCTTTGCTTTCTCATTAAGGTTTCAAGCTCTCGCTGTTTCTGCGTTGCGGTATAAGCATTATATTCTTTCCCACCATATGTATGGGTTTTCAGCTCATTTGCGTTCATTTCTTCAAGCTGTTCATCGGTATATGTACGCTGTGATAAGCCCTTGACAAATGGGTAATAATCATGTCTGCAATTATACCCGCATAAACCACCGCCCGAGCCAAGCCCGCAGACGTCAATTAACTGTTGCTTTGTGTAAACTCTGCCTTGCCATACCATATGTGACGGACGAGCGCCGACGTGCCACGTAACCTCGAATAAATCAGTTTCAAGCTGTTCGGCGTTATCCTCGTTAATCTTACCAGTGACTTGCCCCAAGCCTGTCATTACCGCCCTGCGTGCGGCTACTGGCGTTCTGTTGCTCCACCCAGTTGCATAATCAACGGAACGTAAGCCCGATGTCGTCATTTCGGATATAATGCGCTTTAAAACGGTATTATAATCAAACGCCCCCGATGTAATGTCGAACATAGCACCGTCGAGCGTTTTCTGATAATATGCCGCTATTGGTTTGAATACAATTTTACCGTTTTTCTTGACAGCAAAGCCCATTGACTGCGTGATATTCTTCAATTCGCCTTTGGTCTGCTCTGATACGGCGTTTATAAGCTGCTTTAGGGCAATGTTTTCAGCAAAGGGGATAAAAGGCTTTCCGATTTCTTTATAAAGGCTCTCGTCCCTTGCATATCCTGTTT